TAGAAAAATTATCAACTACAAAAACTAAAGATGAGCCAAAGAAAACAAAAAAGTCAGGTAAAAAATCTACAGAATCAGAAGAGTAATACTTTTGAATTTGGAGTTTTTAACTTAGCAATTCCTGAACATATTGAAGAACCTCAAGACTTATCAAAGGTAAGGACTAAGTTTATTCCTTTTGGTAATAACAACCTCTTTCCTCAATATTTAGCAGAACTAAAAAGAAAATCTAGTACACATAGAAGTGTATTGGCACAGAAGGCAGTATTCACAAGTGGTGCAAAGTTTGTAACCAACAATGAAACTGTTAGAGAATATATTAAAGATGTAAATGCAGATGGTGAATCATTAAGAGAAGTTTTTAAGAAACTTGCTGATGATTACTACACTTTTGGAAATGCTTACATTGAAGGCGTTTTATACGATGGTGGACTAAATCTATATCACATAGATGCAACTACTGTTAGAATGTCTAAAAACAAGAAACAAGTATATGTACACCCAGACTGGGCTAAGTACAATACTATGAAGGACAAATTAAACATTATACCTCTATATCCTGAGATGAGTGGGAGTAGATTTGTAATGCAATTTAAAGATTACGAACCTACATTCCAATTCTATGGTTTACCAGATTATGTTGCTGCTTTAGAGCATATAGCAGTAGATTATGAGATTGGTAAATGGAATCACACTAAATTCAAAAATGGCTTTCAACCTTCTGCTATTATTGAGATTAATGGTGATATGGGTGAAGAAGAAGCAAAGAAGTTAGTAAGAGAAGCACAGAAGAAGTTTGTTGGAGATGGTAACAATGGTAAGATAATGTTTATCGTTAAGAATGGTGATGCTGCTAATGCTAATGTTCAGATAATAAAAGATGACCAAGAAGGTAGTTGGATAGACTTACAACGAATTACTGACCAGAATATTGTAACTGCACATAGATGGCAACCATCATTAAGTGGATTAGTTAGTTCTGGTAAGATGAATAACACAGGTAGTGAGATAAGAATTGCATATGATCTTGCAATGACTACAGTAATTAAAGATACTTCAGATTTGCTTTTAAATGGTTTAAGAACTATTCTTTATAAAGAAATGGGCTTTTTACCAGAGGAGTTAATTATACATTATGAGCCACCAATTAGTTTTGCAACTCAGATTGACCCTAAAGCAATTCTTACTATAAATGAGCAAAGAAAAATGTTAGATGAGGATTTACCTATGTTAGAAGAAGGTAATATGTTCTTGACAGATAGAGAGCAAATCATTGTAACAAGAGATGATGATGCAGATGGGAANGGAGATGATGATGCAGGTGATTTACAAGTAANTGAAACAAACGAATAACTATGGCAAACGTAAACCAATATATACCTTTAGTAACAGCAGGAGAAGTTATAAGCAATAGTTTTACTAATGCTAATACAGATACTGCATTAATTTCTGATAACACTATTTTACTTTCTGAGTTGGCTCATTTAAAACCAGCATTAGGTCAGAAGTTTTATGAAGAAATTAAAACACAACACAATGATGGTACTTTAACACCTGCGAATCAAACTTTGATGGATGATTTCTTGACAAGATGTCTATGTTGGTTTGTTAGGTTTGAGGTTATCAATGAAGTACAGAGTAATAGTAGTAGTGCTGGTATTGTTCACAATATAGATGAGTTTGCTACGATTATAGACCCTGCTGAGTTAAATGTTTACAAGCAAGATACTTATAGAAAGGCAGAGATATACTTAAAGGATATGATAGATTATATGACAGATAGCGACCAGAATGGTTTATATCCTACATTTGATGCTAATAAGCCTTGTAATGATAATGTGTATAAGAATCATGGTATAATAATGTATGATAGCATATATACTAGGCGTAGAGGTTATGATAGTTGGAAGAATTTTTGTCCATGTGATGATTGTTAAAATAAATATATAAATGGCTGCAAACGAACATAAGAATTTAAACGATATTAATAGGCATAATCCAAAAGGGTTTGAAACTGCTACTAATAATACTGTACTGAGCAAGACTGCAGGTACATCTGCTACTGGTACTGATGGTAACTTACAATGGCAAGACAAGTCATTTATGGGTGCTACTAACTATAAGATGCAAGGTTATATTACAACTGCGTTAACTAACTACTCTTATGGTCAAGATTTACTAGACAACAAATCACCATACTTAATTAATATAGATTCAGGTGGTACAACTTTAGGAAGTATTACTATAGCACCTAACGCTTTTTTTGAGATGGGTCAAGCACAAATAGTTCCTGAGAATTGTAGTGCAGTATCTTTTAAAGGATGGGCGACAAGTACAGGTTCTAATGAGTTTAAAATAGCAATATGTAAACTAACTCCAGTTGCAGATAATACATCTAATAGAACTGCTGAGAGAGTAAAAGAGATAGAGTTAACAGGACTTGCAAGTAACAATAAATTAATTGCTATAGATGAAACTACTTTTGCAGCAGCATCTGATGCAGATATATCAGCAGGAGATATTATATTCCCAATGATAAAAGAAACAACAGGAGGTTCAGAGATATATATTAACTTAACTATTAAAACTACAACGTATTAATGACTACTAAAGAGGAAATAGTTTCAATGAAAAAAGATATAAACTCTATAAACGAAAAGATGAACAGTATAGATGAAAAACTAGATATGCTAACAGAAAGATTGTTAAATCCAGATGATGGAGTAACTGCTAGGGTAAATAGAAATACATCTATGAGAAAAATATTAGTAAAAGCAATGTGGGTTATATATACTATAACTTTAGGGGCTATACTAAAAATATTTACAGATTAATAATAATATAAAAAACAAATAAAAATGAGTACATTCGATACAGACAATACCCTACTATTTGAGATGCTAGGGAAAGGTACAGGAACAGAAGTTTTTACTACTGCTGCACAAACAGGTAAAGACTGGTATTGCATATTTTTTCCAGTTGAATCAGTAATTTCTACAATAGCAGGAGATGCTACTAATGTTACTGCTTTAAATGGTCAGACTATGAATGCTGGTACTACATTGTTTTTCCGTACGACTGCTATCACTTTAACAAGTGGTATTGGCATAGGGTACAGAGAGCATGATGGTAACACAAGTTCATAATGAAATTATCTCTAGGCATATCATTACCAACAAGTAACAAGGGTGGATTAACCCCTGTACAAAAGCAAACTAATGACTTTAAAGCAAGAGTTATTGCTGATGGTGGAGTATTTGAGGCTAAGGCTTGTTTAGAAGCACAATTAACAACTTTAAATAATATAGAATGAGTTTATTAGATGATGTTAGTATAGTAGTAACTCCTAACGGATATAAGGCAGGAGAATTGTATGCAGTTATTCCTGTACCTACTGAGGGTGCTGAAGAAATAGTTGATAGTAGTTTTGCTAATGATTTAGATGATTGGTCTAAGTATGGGGTTACAAGTGCAACAGGAGGAGTAGCAACTATTGGTGCTAGTGCTAATTCTGGTATATTTCAAGGTATATTGACAGAAGGAGTTAGATATACTGTTACGGTTAATGTTATAAGTTATAATGGGGTAGGCACTGCTCAATTTGTAAATGCGAACGGGAGTAATATTTATACTATAACTGAAACAGGAATACATACTTTTATCTTTACACACAATTATGCTTTATCAGAATTGATAATAAGAGGATTGTCAAATGCTCTTTTTAGTTTATCAAGCGTATCAGTAAAAGAATACACAGCAGCAGATATGGATGTTACTAGAGCAACTGCTGCTACAAGAGTAGATGAAAATGGTTTAGTAAATTATGCTGAGGTTATAGGAGATGAGGAAATCACAGATGGAGATTTTCCTACAGGAACTACTAATTGGACTATCGAAGATGTTTGGACTATATCAGGAAATTCTGCCAATGGAAATGGAGCGAATGGAAGTTCCCAACAATTAGTTCAAAGTAGTGTTTTTACAATAGGTAAAACCTATAAAGTCACTTACGATATAATTAACTATGTAAGTGGGTCGGTATTTATGCCTAATGTTGGTTCTTCTAATTCGGGTAATCAAACATACAGTGAATATATAACTGCTACTCAAAGTGATTTTAAAATCACGGGAATTAATTTCTATGGCTCAATAACAAACATATCAGTAAAAGAAGTTACAAGAGATAACGTACCTCGTATAGACTACACAGGAGGAGGTTGTCCACATATATTAGCAGAGCCTCAGAGGACAAATCTTATAAAGTATAGTGAATCTTTTGATTCTTGGTATGCAAAAAATTATGTAACTGTAGCCGAAAACACAAGTGAAACTATATCCCCATCAGGTAATAATACTGCAAGTAAAATTACGATAAATAGTGTTAGTACAGTAAGAAGATTGTATGAATTAATTTCAGCAAGTTCAGGTAGTGATTATACTTTTACTTTATATGCAAAAAAAGGAACGACAGATTTTATAAAACTTTTCTTTACTTCTTCAATTATTGATGCAGAATTTAATTTAACAAATGGAACTGTAACTTCAGGTACAGGTAGTATTGAATCAGTAGGTAATGATTGGTATAGACTACAAGCAACAGGTACATCTTCACTAACAGGTGAAGTTCCTCAGATACAATTAAGTAGTTCTGCAAGTGTAAGTGATTATCTATACATTTGGGGTTGTCAAGTAGAACAAAGTTCTTACGAAACAAGTTATATTCCAACATCAGGAAGTACAGTTACAAGAAACCAAGACATCTTCACAAGAGATGGTATAGGTAGTTTGATTAATAGTACAGAGGGGGTTTTGTTTGTAGAATTAGAAAATATAACAGGTACAGATGCTACAAATAAAATGATTAGCATAACAGATGGTAGTTTGACAAATAAAATAAGTCTTTTTGTTTCTTCAAATCAAATAAGTGTAGAAAGTGCAGGTTCAGGAACGAATTTAGGTATTTACAGTAAAGCATTACAATCAGGTTTTAATAAAATAGCGGTTAAATTTAAAGTAAATGATTGTGCATTATGGGTAAATGGAACTGAATATACTGATACAAGTTTTGCTGCATTTTCATCTAGCACCTTTAATTCTTTAGTTTTTGACAGAGGTGACGGTATACAAAACTTATTTGGCAAAGTAAAACAACTACAAGTATATAACACAGCACTAACAGATGAGCAACTATTACAACTAACAGGTACATCAGGAACTGATTTTTATGAATCTTATGCAGAGATGGCTAGTGCATTAACATACACAATACAATAATGGCGAATCCAAGTTTACAGATCGGAAATGATAATTGGGCAATAAAAGAAGATAATCTTTTAGGTTATAGTACAGCAGGTACAAGATTTGTACCTCAACCAATAACAATGACTAGAGCATCAGCAGGTACTAGAGTTAATTCTAGTGGACTTGTTGAAACTGTTGAGTTGTTGGGTAGTGAGTTAGTAGATTGTGGTAATTTTGAATGTGCATCTCCTGAATCTGTTTGGGGTACAGGTACAGGTTGGAGTATTGCTAATGGTCTTGCAAGTTATGATGGTAGTGGCGGTACACAAAGCATTAATCAAGCAGGAGTAGTAGAATCTAGCAAAACCTACAAATTAACTTTAGATGTAGTAAGCAATGAGGGTAGTGGAATTAACACTATATATTTAGGGGGAGTAATTGTTAGTAATATTCATTTAGAAGTAGGTAATTATATTTTTTTTGTAACAACAAGTTCAACAGCATCATTCGCTGTTTTTGGTAGGAGTGGAGAAAATTTTGTAATAGACAACATCTCAGTAAAAGAATCAACTAAAAACAATCTTGCAAGAGTAGATTATGATGGTACTGCTTCTTCATTATTAGTAGAGCCACTGAGGACTAATCTTACTCCTTATAGTGAGGATTTATCACAATGGACTTTAGTTAATGGAACTTTAACGCCTAATGCAACTGTATCTCCTGATGGAACTCAAAATGCAGGTAAAGTTGCCTTTAATAATACAGGTGTAGATTTAAAGAAAACAATAACAGTTGTAGCAGGACAAACATACACTATAAGTTTTTACATAAAATTAGAAAGTGGAACAGGATTGGATGGTAGATTTTATGATAATAATAATAGTGCTAATATAGAAGTTTACGACTATAC